GACCGACAAGGAGCAGGAAGAGATCGTCGGCGGCATCCAGTCGCGCCAGACGGCCGAAGCCGTCAAGGCGCTCGCGCAGGACATCAACGCGTTCATCTTCTCGCGCTACACGCGCGTGTTCGGATTCGTCGGCACCGCCGGCACGACGCCGTTCGCGTCGGACGTCACGGGCGCCACGAACGCCCGCGCGCAGCTCAACCGCCAGACGGTGCCGCTCGCCGACCGTCGCCTCGTGCTCGACGTGAACGCCGAAGCGAACGCGCTCGCGTTGCCGGCCTTCGCGCAGGCGCAGCAGATCGGTAGCGCCACGACGGTGATCGAGGGTACGCTCGGCCGTCGTTACGGCTTCGACGTGGCGATGGACCAGCAGGTCCCGACGCACGTCTCGACGGCGCTGACGGCGGGCGCCGCCACGGCGAACGGCGTGCAGGCCGTGAACGCCGGCTCCACGGACGGCGGGCGCACGGGCACGGTGTCAATCGCCAAGGCGACCAACGCCTCGCCGCTCGTCGCGGGTGACATCATCAGCTTCGCGGGTGACCCGAACACGTACGTCGTGACGGCGAACACCAACCTCATCGTTGGTAACACGACGGTGCCGATTGCGCCGGCGTTGCAGGTCGCCAAGGCCGGCGGTGAACAGGTGACGCTCCGTGCCTCGCACGTCGTCAACCTCGCGTTCCACCGCGACGCCTTCGGCTTCGTCTCGCGTCCGCTGCAGACCAGCAGCCAGAACGTCGCCGAGATGATGAGCGTCGCCGATCCCATCTCGGGCGTGGCGCTGCGCCTCGAAGTCGTGCGCCAGAACAAGCAGACCCTCTTCGACTTCGACGTGCTCTACGGCGCCGCGTGCGTCCGTCCTGAGCTCGCCGTCCGTCTCGCGGGCTGACCGTTCGCCTAACGCCTGCCCATGCACCCGCGTGGGCAGGCACTGGCGCCCTTCACTCTCCGACTCTTCCGCTCATGTCCGCAGACTTTACCCCCGCGCTCGTCACGCCGCAGCCCGTGCCCGCCACGATGAAGATCGCGAGCGAGGACACCGACGCCGGCTTCATCATCATCAACGCGTCGGACTTCGACGCGAAGACGATGACCGAGTACGCCGCCGAGCCCGCCAAGGCGAAGGCGAGGTAACTCATGCCGCTGACGCTGATCCCCGAAACCGGCGCCGGCCTCGCGAACGCCAACACGTTTGCGACGCGGGTGCAGATCACGACGGCGCTGGAAGCGTCGCCGTTCGGGGACGCGTGGGCGACGGTCGATGTCGTCAAGCAGGACCAGTGCATCGCTGAGGCGTCGGCCATTCTGACGCGCCTGAACTGGCTTGGCGTACGCACTATCGACGGGCAGGCGCTGGCATGGCCGCGCGCATGGATGCAGACGCCGGACGGCTACGCGATCGCGTCAAATACTATTCCGGCGTTCGTGCTCGACGCCACGGCACGGCTCGCATTCTGGCTCTCGCAGCTGGGCGCGACGCCGTACAACGGCAACGGGCTCACGCCGGGGACGGAACTCGCGCTCCCTGGTGGGTTGCGTCTCACGCCCGACGGCGGATTCACGATCCCGGCCGACGTGCTGGCGATTGTGCGGCCGTACCTGCAGCCGAACGGCCGCGTGGAGTGGGGGTCGTGAGCCTCGACCTTGCCGCCATCACCAAAAACGCCCTCGGCGCCGCCACGAAGGCCGGCGTGACGGCATCCTGCACGATCACCCGCCCCGCACCCGCGCCTGATCCACTCACGGGCGTACAGAGCGGCAGCGCCACAACGCAGACGGTGCGCGCGGTCCCGACCGATGCGCGCCGGCTGTCGCGGGCCAGTGACGCGACGTGGGCGCAAGCCCGCGTGTCGCTGTTCATCGCGTCCAGCGACGTGACGTTCACGCCGCAGGTCGGTGACACGGCGACGTTCAACGGGCTCACGATGCGCGTGACGGTGGTCGACACGTACGCGCCGGCAGGCACGCCGATCGCGTTTCTGCTGGGGCTCGGCTAATGGCGGACGCCCTCGGCACCTTTCAGGCTCAGCTGCGCGCCTTCGGGCGTGAAGACGTTTCAGGGCGGGCCACCATCGCCCTACAGGAAGCCGCAGCGACCACGGCGGAAGCCGTCGTCATCGGCAACGCGTTCGGTCCGGGCACGCCGCTCGACACGGGCTTTTTGCGCGCGTCGTTTCGCGTCGCCAAGAACACGCCGAACGATGGCCCGAGTAAGCGCCCGCCGACGCCGGGACGCAAAGACGGCGACCCAGCGATCTACCCGAACACGGTCGACACCAGCGCCGCCGCGTCGGCGCAACTCGGCGATGACATCTACGTCACGACGATGGCCGAGTATGCGACGTATCTCGAGGAAGGCGGCATGACGCGGCGCAACGGCCCGCCGGAGAACGTCGGAGCGCCGACGCCGTTCGTCGCACCGGTCGAAGCGCGCTGGCCGCAGATTCTCGACGATGCCGCGCGTCGCGCGGGGTACGGCTCGTGAGCACGAACTGGGGCGACGCGCTGCTCGAAACGCTGCGCACGCAGCTCGTCACGGTGCCGACGCTGCCGGCGCAGCGCCTGTGGCAGAACACGAGCGGGGTGCCATCGCCGACGACGGCCTTCGTCGAAGACGGCTTCGTCACCGTCGACAGCGAGCCGAGTGAATGCGGCCCCGGCGCGATGTGGCGGACACGGGTCACGTACCGCGTCAGCATTCGCGTCCCGATCGGCACGGGCGCCCATGTCGCCAGTTCCATCGGCGCGGACGTCGTCGCCGCGTATCAGGTCTCCACACTCACCGTCAACGGCGAGCCGTGCGAGATGGAAAGCGCGCGGATGGGGCCGTCGATCACCGAACCGCAGTGGCTGCATATGCCGGTCTATCTCTCTCTCACGTTCGACCACGCGTAACCGAGGACTCTCATGCCATTGAACGCCACCGCACGCGGCTACCGCGTCGCGTACATCCCCGAAGTCACGCAGGGCACCACGCCTGCCACCGCGCCGACGTTGCTCCGCACGACGGGCGGCGGCATGAAGATCGCGGCCAGCACGGTCGAATCGGAAGAAGTCCAGCTCATTGAAGTGCCGGACGTGATCCGTACCAACGTCGACGGCACGGGGGTGATCAACTTCGAGTACAGCTACGGCGGCATTCACCCGCTGCTGGAGGCGCTGTTCGGCGGCACCTGGACGTCGAACGTCCTGCGCGTCGGCACGACGGCCCGTTTCTTCACGATCGAAGACCAGTTCACCGACATCTCGCGGTTCCTGAACAGCAAGGGCTGTCTGATCGAAAGCCTTTCGGTCACGCTCGCGCAGGGCCAGAAAATCACGGGGACGATCAACTACCGCGCGCTCACGCCGCCGACGGCCTTCGCGAACGCCACCGTCTTCGGCGCAGCGCCGTTGGCCGCCCCGACGAACCCGATCATGTCGCCGGTCGGCTCCGTGCGGCTCGTGCAGGAAGGCGGCGCGATCGACCTCGGCCCCGCCGGCATCGGGACGGTCGGCTTCACGATCACCATGAGCCGCCCCGGCATCGCACAGCCGCAGCTCGGCAGCACGGCGCTGTCCGGCCTCGACATGGGCACGTTCGTCTGCACCGGCACGGTCTCGCTGTATATGCCCGCCGGCGCGTCGGCGATCATGGACAAGTACCTGAGCGACACGGCGACCTCGCTGGCGCTCACACTCGGCGGCGCGTCGACGCTGCGCGATGCCTACCTGTTCACGAACGTCAAGTTCACCGACGGCGGCCCGACGGAAATGAGCCGCAACAGCGTCGCGAACCTGAATCTGAACTGGCAGGCGCTTGCGACCTCGCCGAACACCACGGCGCAGATCACGCGCACCCCGTAAGACGCACCCGACGGGGCGGCGAGTTCCGCCCCGTCTCCCCTTTCCCGCGCGAGGCGCGAGGCTGTGTATGGCGAAGATTGGTACGCTCAAGCTCAAGACGAAGGCCGATGCCGGCGCGACAATGATCGTCCGCGATCCGTTCGGCGAGATGGGCGAGGACGGCGAGTATCCGGCCCTGCTGGCGGCCGACGGCACGCCCGCGACGCTCACCCTGCTCGGGGCCGATAGCGACACGGCGCGCACGCTGGACTTCCGGCGCGCCGCCGCGGCGCAGAATCGGCTGTACGCGACGATGAACAGCAAAGCGAAGAAGGGCGCCGTCGTCACCGCCGAGGACGTCGCCGACCAAGCGGCGCACGATCTGGAACGGTTGGTCACGCTCACCGTCGGCTGGCATGGCTTCGAGGATGAGGCCGGCGAGCCGCTGCCGTTCACGGCCGAGGCGATCCGCGACCTGTACGCCGAGAACCCGTTCATCCGCGAGCAGGCGCTCGTGTTCGTGAGTGACCGTGCCCGTTTTTTCGCCCCGTCCTCGACGCTTTCCGCGCCTTCGTCGAGCACCATTTCCGGCTGAGCACGCCCGCCGGCGAGGACCAGACGCACCGCGAGCAGTTGGCGGGGATGGCGCTGGCCGAACCGGCGATGCTCGACGTGTTGCTCGATGATCTGGTCGGGCCACCGTTGCCGCCGGTCGCGGCGCGGGCATGGGAAGTCTTCGGCCACGTCAGCGGCACGCGCTCGAGCGGCATGGGCGGGATCGGCGCGATCACCTACACCGAACTGCTGGCGTACCAGACGTTGACCGGCACGACGCTCACCCCGCTCGACGTGGCGCTCGTGCGGGAAGCCGACCAGGCGTTTCTCAGTTTCGCGCTCGCGCGCATGAAGGCGGCCGGGGATCGGCCCGAAGACACAGACGAACCGGGGGAGTAATGGCGCGCGTCGCACGGCTAGGGTTGGTGATCGATTCGTCGGGCGCGAAGAAGGGCGCACAGGAGACGAATACCGCGCTCAACTCCATCGACCAGACCGCGAAGCGCGCCGTCGAATCGCTCAAGAAGGCGGGGGCGGCGCTCGGGGTGGCGTTCGCCGTGCGTGGCCTGCAGCAGGCGGTCGACCAGTACACGCTGCTCGACGCGCGCCTCAAGCAGGTGACCGGCAGCGGGGCCGCCTTCGCCCGGGTGCAGCAGGAGCTGTTCACCATCGCGCAGAACTCGCGCGCCAGCTACGCGGCGACCATCGATCTGTACACCCGCCTCGCGCGCTCGTCGGATCAACTCGGGATCTCGCAAACGCAGCTGGTCTCGGTGACGGAAGCCGTGAGCAATGCCGTGCGGCTGTCGAATGCGTCGACCGGCGCCGCCGAGGCGGGGCTCGTGCAGCTGGGGCAAGCGTTCGCCTCGGGCACACTGCGCGGCGACGAACTGCGCTCGATCATGGAGCAGCTGCCGGCCGTCGCCAAGGCGATTGCCGACGGGCTCGGGGTGCCGATCGGCCGCCTGCGCGAGATGGGCGAAGCGGGCGAGCTCTCGGGCCGCAAGGTCGCCCTCGCCCTCGACTCGCAGCGCGAGAAGCTGGCCCTGCTGGCGGGCGAGATCCCGACCACCATCGGGCAGGCGCTAACGCAGCTCAACAACGCGTTCGGCATGGTCGTCGCGGGCAGCAACGAAGCGAAGAGCGCGACGGGCGCGCTGGCCGGTGGGATCGGCGAAGCCGCGCGATTCATGGTCGAGTACAAAGACGCCGTGGTCGCCGTATCGGTCGCCCTCGGCGCCGGCGGGTTGGCGCTTGCTGCCGCAAAGGCGGGCACGGCCATCATGACGACGTCGGGCGGGGCAGTGATTACCGCGCTGCTGTCGCAGGTGACGGCCGTCACGTCCCTGTCGGCGGCCTACGCGTTCCTGCAGTTGGCGGCTGGGGCGGCGTGGACGGCGATTACCGGCCCGATTGGCATTGCGATCGCGGGCCTCGCGGCCGTCGCCGCCGCCGTGTACTTCTGGCGCACTCGGCAGAAGGAGACCACCGAGGCCGTCAAGGAGACGACGAAGTCGACGGCGGATCTGTACGCTGCTGCGAAGAAGGTCGCCGAGGTCAACTTTGCGCCCTCGGGGATGCTCTCGCAGATACAGAACCTCGGCGGCCAGTTGCGCGCGCTCCGCATGGGCGGCGCACAGGCGGCCGAGGCGTTCAAGATGGCCAGTGAGCAGTGGAAGGACACGGCCACGGTCACGCGCACGTTCGCGCAGGCGCTCGCCGAGGGAGACCAGAAAGCAAAGACGTTGCTGGCGACCGCCACGGCGCTGACGGCCATGCAGGGGCAGTTGTCGACGGAAACGGGACGGCAGACCAAAGCGCAGCGCGACTCCGAGAAGGCGAGCAAGGATCTCGCCGAGGCGCTGGACAAAACCGCGTTCAGTGCTGGCGTGGCCCGCCAGCGCGCCATCGAGAACGCGGTCGCCCTCCGGCAGTTCGTCGAGCCGGTCAAGATGGGTTTCGCCGAAGTGCTCAAGCTCGTGCAGGCGCAGGAGAAGGCGGCCAACGTCGCGACGGCCCACGCGAACGCGGTACGGCTTGGGATCGCCGATACCGTCAGCTATCGCGCCGAAGTGCTGACGGCGACGCAGGTCGAAGAGCTCCGCAGTAAGGGGATCACGATCACGACGGCCCTGCTTGAGCGCTTGGCCGCCGCAAACATGAAGCTCGTGCAGGCGCAGGACGCGGCGAACGGGACGGGCGCGAACGTGAAGGCTACGCGGGAATGGGATAGCGCGCTGCAGTCGGTGTCCGGCACGTTGCGCGACATCTCGCAGGCGCTCAACGGCACGGGGAACGATGCCGTGAAGATGATCGGGTTGTTAGCGACGGCGTTGGATCAGCTCGCACGGGCGCAGCAGCGCGCGGAGCAGATGCGGCAGAGCGGCCAGCGGATGAGCGGGGCGCAGCGAGCCGCGACCGTTGCGGGCGGCGCCATCGGGGCGTTTGGCAGCGGGTTCGCTGTGGGATCAAACACCTCAAGCCGTAGCACGGGCGCCGTTGGCGGCGTGTTGGCGGGTGCCGCGAGCGGCGCCGCAACAGGCGCCGCCCTCGGGATCAGCAGTGGCCCCGGTGTGGTCATCACCACCGCCATCGGAGCGATCATCGGCGGCATCGGCGGGTTGCTCGGCGCGTCGAAGAACGCGACGCAGGAACTCATTGCCCAGCGTGCGGCGCAGCAGCAGTTGAACGAAGCGCTGAACACCATGCGCGCCAGCTTCGCGGGCGACGGGCTCTCGCAGGCGCTGTCGCAAGCGAGCGCGCAGTTCGTACAGCTCCGGCAGCAGGCCGAAGCGGCGTTCAGCGGACGGAAGAACGAAGCCGAGCGCAACCGCGTGCTGGCCGAGCTGAACGCGCTCGA